AAGCCGGTGCGGTTGGTTGATACCAGCGACACCATCACCGAGCAGCTATTTGATGTTGACCTCAACGGTAATGACCTCAACGTCTGGACATATGAGTCAGCCCGTAAGATGGTCCGTTATGGCCATGTTGGTACATTGGTGGATGCACCTGCTGATGGCGGTAGACCCTATTGGGTGACATATACGCCGCGCCAGATTTTAGGATGGAGAACTGAAGCAAGGGAAGGCAAGCAGGAGCTAACCATGCTCAGGCTGCAGGAGGTAGCCAGTGTGCCCGATGGCTTGTACGGCGAGAAGCTGGTGCAGCAGGTGCGTGTACTGACGCCTGGTGAATATGAGATCCACCAGAAAGATGAGAAGGGCGACTTCCGCGTAGTAGATGAAGGCCGCACCAGCCTTAGCTCGATCCCATTCAGCATCGCCTACGCCAACAGAACTGGCTTCATGGAGTCACGGCCACCGCTGGAAGACATTGCAGAGCTAAACCTAAAGACCTATCAGATTCAGTCAGACCTTGACAACCAGTTACATATCTCAGCCGTGCCGATGCTGGCGTTCTACGGCTTCCCATCAAGCGCTGAGGAGGTATCTGCTGGCCCCGGCGAAGCTATCGCATTTCCTGCTGAAGGCCGCGCCGAGTACATCGAGCCGGGCGGCACCAGTTTTCAGTACCAGTTCCAGCGGCTAGAAGCATTGGCGCTGCAGATCAACGAGCTGGGGCTATCAGCAGTGTTAGGTCAGAAGCTGACGGCTGAAACTGCCGAAGCCAAGCGCATTAACCGCAGCCAAGGCGACAGCACCATGATGGTGATTGCGCAGAACATGCAGGATATGATCGACAACTGCTTGCAGTTTCATGCGCAGTACCTTGGTCAAAATGAAGCCGCTGGTAGCAGTCACGTCAACCGTGATTTTATGGGCACCAGGCTTGACCCGCAGGAGATCAACAGCCTGCTGCAGCTTTACACTGCAGGGACCATCACCCAAGAAACCTTGCTGCAGCAATTGTCTGATGGCGAGGTGCTAGGTGATGACTTCGACGTTGAGGAAGAGCTTGAGGCAACTGCTAATGGCGGGCTTGATCTACAACCTGCTGGACTGGCTAACCGACCGCCTAGTGGAGGTGATGATCTTGATCGACCCGCAGAAGAGCAGCAGGAACTCGACGCTTGATTACACGGTATCAGAACTACCAGAAGAGATCCTTGCCATTGTGCGTATTACATGGTACAAAAACGGCAAGGCTGATGAAGTAGACCAAGTGCATCTATATGAAGACGGGCAAAATGGTTATGACGCATTTGCTGCATTAGTAGGTAGCTCATTACGCCGTGGCGCTAATGTCAGCATCCGATCAGGTTATGCGCCGCAGGACTTAGGCATCGAGCCATGAGCACACCAGAAACGCTATATCGCAATGCAATAGACCTGAACCGCTACAGCAACAGCGTGGCGCGGCGTGTCATCAATGCGTATAACGACATCATCATCGATGCTGTTAACCAGTTGCGGGTGATTGACGATTTAGCCGCACCAGATAAAGCAGCCAGGCTGCGCGGCATCTTGGCGCAGCTCAAGCAGTCGTTAGCAGGGTGGGCTGGTGATGCAACCGAGCTAACCGCAACTGAGCTGCAAGGATTAGCGGAACTGCAGTCTGAGTTCGTTACCGAAGAACTACGCAAGGCACTGCCGGTTGGTAGTCGTGATGCAGTGCGCACCGTAGAGATCAGCCCGCAGTTTGCGCAGAGCGTGGTTACCACTGACCCTACACAGCTCAACGTGGTGGCGCTTAGCGATGACTTGTTTGCAGCAGTAGAAGGCGCGGAAGCATTAGCACGTCAAGCTGGCACTGGTGTGTTTAACTTGACTGCTGCCAAGGGTGCCACTATCACGCTGCCCAACGGCGAGGTGGTCACCAAGGCATTCCGTGGCATCGCCGTAGATCAAGCTGAGCGGTTTAGCCAGGTAGTGCGGCAGGGATTGCTGACAGGCGAAACCACACCCAGCATCGCCAATCGGCTGATCGGGAGCCTGCAATTTGGCGAGGAAGCCAAGACTGTTCGGCAACTGGTAGCAGCAGGCGGACAAGCAACAGCCGTAGCTGATAATCAGATCATTACGCTAGTCCGTACCAGCATCAATCAAGTTGCAAACACCGCCAGCCAGCAGGTATATGAAGCCAACCAAGACATCACCAAGAAATACCGCTACGTCGCCACGCTGGACACTCGCACCAGCGCAATATGTGCTGCATTAGATGGCCGTGAGTTTGAGTATGGCAAGGGGCCAATGCCGCCGCAGCATTTCAACTGCCGCTCGACCACCGTGCCGATCATCGACCCCGACATCCTGCCACCATCAACTACAGCCACACGCGCTAGCAAAAATGGCCAGGTGCCAATCAACACCACATACGGCAAATGGCTTAAAGACAAGATGCCAGGTGAAACCAATGCAGATGTGCTGGCGCGGCAGCAGCAGGCATTAGGCAGCAAGGCACCCTACTTCCGTAGATTGGCGGATAAGTACGGCCCCGATGCTGCCATCGCCAAGCTGGTGCGTGACGATGGCGCAGAGGTAACATTAGAGCAGCTCCGCAAACGATATGGACCTGCCTAGCCTTCGGCATTTCACACCTGCTGGCATCAGCTCTGATCCTGTCGAGGCATTAGCTGGTGAGGCATGGGTGCCAGCGATCTACACCGATAAAGGATGGGCAACAGCAGATGGCGCTAACCTGCTACTAGGTATTGAGGAATGGCGTCATGCCACTAAAGAAACCAGGCCTATACGCCAACATCAACGCAAAGCGCAAGCGCATTGAAGCTGGCAGCGACGAGCGCATGGCGCGCAAAGGTGAAGCCGGCAGGCCATCTGCTGCTGCATTCAAGGCATCTGCTAAGACCGCTAAGAAGCCTAAGCCCAAGAAGAAGTGATCACCTATCGCGGCGAGCAGTTTGCTGGGTACAACAAACCCAAGCGGACGCCTAGCAACCCAAACAAGTCTCATGCGGTACTCGCCAAAGAAGGCGATACCATCAAGCTGATTAGGTTTGGTCAGCAGGGCGTATCAGGCTCACCAGCACGAACAGGAGAATCAGCAGCGGACAAGGCCAGAAGGGCATCATTTAAGGCCAGGCACGCTAGCAATATCGCCAAAGGTAAGCTAAGCGCTGCTTACTGGGCGGATAAGGTAAAGTGGTGACGCACTATATCCCTGCGGGATAAGCATGTCTGAAGAAATCCAAACTCAGGAGCCTGCGGCTACTGATGCAATGCAACGCAGCATCGAAGCACTGGAACGCAAGAACCAAGAGTTGATTGCTGAGCTGCGCACTGCTAAGTCAAAGAAGTTACCGGATGGCGTTGATGTCGATGAGCTACTTGAGTTCAAGCGACGCGCTGAGCAATCTGAACTTGAATCGCAAGGTAAGTACTCCGAAGCAAGACAAGCTTTGGAGCAGCAATACCGTGAGGCGACGGCGCAAAAGGACCAGCGCATCACAGAACTTGAATCCCGCGTCCGTGAGCTTGAACTCGTTACGCCAGCAGTAACAGCACTAGCTGATCTGGTGCATGACCCTGACATGGTGCTCAAGACCAAGCTGAGCAGTGATCAGATCGAGCGCGAGCCAGATGGCACCGTTGTAGTAGTCGATGGCTACCAGCGCACACCAGTAATCGAATGGGCTAAGACGTTGCCGGCATGGATGCAGAAGCAGCCAAGGCCACAAGGTAGCGGCGCACCGTCAGGGCGCAGCAGTGGTGAGATGCCGCTGGGTGTCAAGAACCCATTTGCGCAGGAGTCATTTAATCTCACCGAGCAATCACGACTGTTTCGTACAGACCGTGATATGTATGAACGATTGAAGACTGCTGCAGCACGCTAAGCTATTTGCAACCGGCTGCGCTGGTGCCAGGGCTGCGCCCACACCGTAAACCATTTCCCCGAGATGAATCATGGCGACTCTTCGCTCTGACATCATCATCCCAGAGATTTTCACGCCTTACGTCATTGAGCAAACCACCCTTCGTGATGCCTTCTTGGCTAGCGGTGTGGTTCAACCAATGGCTGAGCTGAACGCTACTGAGGGTGGTGACTATATCAATGTCCCGTTCTTCAAAGCCAACCTGTCTGGCGACTTTGAAGTGCTGTCTGACAGCACCTCACTGACACCTGGCAAGATCACTGCTGACAAGCAAGTTGGTGTCATCCTGCACCGTGGCCGTGCCTTTGAGTCACGCGACCTTGCAGCACTTGCTGCTGGCGCTGACCCCATGGCTGCTATCGGCGCCAAGATCGCTGATTACGTTGCCAACCAACGTCAAAAGGATCTGCTGTCTTGCCTTGCTGGTGTCTTCGGCACCCTTGGCACCACTAGCGCATCTGCCGCTTTCTTTGGTCTAACCATCGACGGCGAATCTGGCGACACCCCGACTGTGCTTAGCCCACGTCATGTTGCGGAAGCCCGCAGCCTGCTGGG